CCGTCCGACACCCTAATGTCGGAACTCCCATGACGGGAGTAGAAACTAAGACCGCGATAACATCGCGGCCCAAAGTCTCAACAGTCACCAATGGTAGCATGGTCTCCCGGGAAGAAACTTCCCGTGATGTCAGTGCATGCCTGCGCGTTGTGTATGAGATTGTGAAGCTCTACGGGTTCCGAACCCGAGCCAAATCACAAGGCTTCCAATCAGAGATGGGAAACACTCTCACACACTGGGTAGAAGGTGCCGAAGCGAGCGGAGGATGGATGCCATTTGTCAAATACAAACTAGCAGCCTTCTTCGGTGCTCACACCGGCCAAAAGACCTTACCCAAGCGCCCTTTCGGATCCTTTCAAGATGATCCCAAACATCTTGTCGGTGGTCGAGTAGGACGATTCACTCTCCTACTCATCAACTGTTCCAACCAACGCATGTCGTTTCTAACCTCGATTTTACAATCAAAGAAAGGAATGCCACGCCCGAACTCTCAACAAATTCGGCGGAAGGAGCAGGAGGCGGTACAGAAGCTTACTCAGCTCGTGCCCGACCACAGACCAAAATCGATAATCAGCTGGGCCGACCTGGATGAAAGAAATATTCACCCCAAGGTTAGCACCACTCTTGGACGAGAGCAGTTCGAGAACCAGCTCCGCCGGACAGTTGTTGAACTGTTCGCCGGACAAAGATATTCGATTGAGGATCGGATCCGCCCTTTCTTTCCAAGCACGTCCGCGAATTACCAAAATACGCGGCTCCATGCGGGAACGGTGGGTGTTCTACTCGAGCACCAAACGCTCCTCGACGGGCTTAGGAAACAAGGGGGTTACCTGCATGCGGAAATCAACAAGACTGGCGAAACGGAGGAACGGCGCGAAGCCGCGCCGCTTGAGGAACTTCGGATCACACCCACGACAAAACAAGCATTCGACAAGGCGTTTTCACAACTCTACTGGAGAATCATGAAAGCAGCACAAATGGAAATACCTGTCGTTAGTCCAATGGGTCTCGCCGAACCACTGAAGGTTCGGGTAATCACGAAGGGGCCACCCCTGCTGTACACAGCGTTGAAACCACTCCAACGCTTCATGCACAGTACCCTGAGGAAGCATCCATGCTTCACGTTCATCGGAGAACCTGTAGACGACGGTACCAAACTATGGCGCCGTCTCGGCAGTACTCTGAAGGACAATGAAGTATTTGTCTCAGTAGATTATGAAGACAGCACGAACACCATCAAATCTTGGGTTTCCGAAGTGATCGCAGACGAAATCTGCAAACAAGTAGGAATCCAAGGTCTGGAGCGAACGCTGTTCATTGATTCACTGATAGGACACACTTTCCTTCCTGCACCGCACGCCGAGCCAAAGACCGAAAATGAAATCAAATTCAATCAAATGCTCGCGCACGCGGTCAAGAATCCTCAGGATAGGCTGCCCGACGAGATTGTCGACAAGCTGATACACCAACAGCATGGACAACTCATGGGAAGTATCACCTCTTTTCCCGTTCTTTGTATCGCGAATGCAGCGATCTGCCGATGGGCGATGGAATGCGCAAAAGGTCAGCCGTTAAAGCTGAACAATATGCCACTCACCGTCAACGGAGACGACGCTGCTTTCCGAACAACAGAACAAGGCTATGCGTATTGGCAAGAGATCGCAGCGTTCTCCGGAATGAAAGAGTCAGTTGGTAAAACCTTTGTGTCACGAAATTTCGTGAACATTAATTCAACCAATTTCCTCTACAACCTGGAAAACGCACGACCAGTCGCCACAAGACGCACAACCTACAATGAGAAAGGTGAAGACGTAAGTGAATTCATCACGCGTTACAACCCATTCCACCTGGTCCGCTATGTCAACACGGGACTTCTCTTCGGCCTCAAAAGGTCGATCGGCTTAAACAGCCGCGAGGAGACTCCCTATGGCAAACTCGGATCAAGGTATCGGGCACTCATGGAGATGGCCCCCCTCAAGTGCAAGGGGAAAGTTTCGAAGAAATTCTTCGAACACAATCAGGAACTGATCGACGGTTCGCACCTCCCATACAAGATCCCCGAATGGCTTGGAGGACTTGGTCTCACTTATCCAGGAGACAAATATGAACCTTCGCGACTTGACTTGCAAATCGCGTCGGCAATACTCATCAACTGGAAAAGAAAGAAACCAAGAATCCTTGGCCAGACGGGAGTCCAATGGAAGACGTGGCAACTCGCTCAACAGCGAATTCCAAGTGCTTACCCTTCCAGCTCAAAAAACTTTGAAGGGGTACACAAGTTCAGCGACCTCGCGGCCGCGTACTGTGTGGACCTCCTCTTAGATTCAAGAACCGAACTCGATCATATCCGGATAGAAGCGGAAGAAGATGAACACTGGAAAGACCTCAAATACAATCAGAAGCTATGGCGACCCTCTCATTACAAGAGACTCCCAAAGCCTCTGGATGTGTCTGCGCTGTCATTCCAGCAAACATACAATTCCGCAACACCGGACCCGACGTACACTTCCCCCTCCTCACGCGCAACAGCTGCCACACGGCACGCTGCTGTGCTCGCCAGTCTTGACTGACATCGAAACCTTTTGGCTGGACATACCTAAAGGACGCCTGATGCATTGCTTTTCCAAGCAGCGCTGGCGTACCTGAAGGCGACCTTTTACAGTCGTCTAGGCCACGGTGGC